AGTCATTAATATATTCTTTTAACTCATCGTCGCCGTTCTCAACTACTTGGTAAATTTCGTCGAGGGTGTCGTCAATTTCTTTGTAGCAACTTTCTAAGACTTCTATGCTATCTTCTACCTTGTCGTGATCTTCAATTTCAGGCTTCCAATTCTCAGCCTTTGCCATGTAGTCTAGGCGTTTTATTACTTGGTCAATATCTATTTGCCCGTCCTCACTATCATCGATTAAGAAATCGTTAAGACTTCCAAGTATAGACTTGACGACAATTTGCGTATGCTCATCATTAAACTTTCTTAAGTCTTTGACTATACTTCCCTTGTCACTATCGTCATTAAATATACTATTTGTTAATTCCATTATCTGATCTTTCATGATTAATACTCTCCTATCGTTAATAATTCGTGTAAGTGATTTGGCGTTTCTATTTGCTCCGACTCTAAACAATCTAGGCAGCCTTGACTGCAAACGTCGTATTGTGCATTTAAGCTCGCATAGTTGAAACCATCGCCACATATTTCGCATACATGATTTGGCGTATCTTTTAAATAATATGAATTGTCATAGTCTAGTTTTATGTAATCACTTACTGCATTGCTTTTATCTGTAAAGTCACGATATGCACTTACTCTATGCGCTCGCATATAATCAAACTTATTAACTCCCTTGAGTTGTTTAAGATAATTAAATGCGTCGAGTTTCATGTTGAAGAATGATTTTCTTTGATCCGGTCTAAATACGCTATCCGTTCCACAAGCTTCAACTATTATGCGCTCGCCTGTTAAGTAGTCTTTTGAATTGTTTGAAAATACAAATATTGTCATCATTTTGTTAGCTCCTTTGCTAGTTATTGGCGTTATGCCTTTTCGTTTAATAATTCTTTAATGCTTTTCTTTATCTTATCTATTTTTATCTGATATTTATCGTCGCCTAATAGTTGGTAATATACTGCGAGTGTGTCTATTCTATTTAATTTTCGTCTTATTCGTTGTCTTAATGCATGATATTTAGTGCCCATAAAATGATAGCTCAATGCAGTTAATACTTGTTTTCTATAGAATGATTGCACCTGTTATTTACTCCCGTTGATACTGTAATACTAAAAACTTCGATGTTATGTCAAATTAAAAGTAGCACATATTTAATAAAAAAGCGTTGTCGGTAATAATTACATTGTGAAAAGTGTTACGGCAAAGGGCAAAAGTGTTACGGCAAAGGGCAAAAGTGTTACGGTGTTTTTTGATGTTTTCTTGTGTGTTTTAATGTGCTGCAAGGAGATTATAATATCAATATAGCATAATTGTAGTTGAAATGGAGGGCTTAGTAGGGCCGTAAGTTTTGAGAATTGTTCATGTTTGTTCGTGAATATTTTATTATACATATATACCCTCAAACTTATAAGAGATATAGTATTATATTACAATATCAACGGGTTTATGACGTCGGAGTAGCATATATCATATATTCTTGTAGAAAGTTTCAGGGCATATATGTATAATAAAATATTCCGACATAAAAGTGAATGATATCATAGACTTACACGTCTACTAGCATCGTCGTTTCAACTTCAATTCTGCTACTCCGGTGATTTCAACAACTTAGCAACGACGTTAATTTTACTCTCCACATCGACGTATTACTCAGCTGCGCAATGATATTATAATACACGTAATTTGATATTATAATACGTAAATTCGATTATCATTTTTGTCATTCTCAGCGTGGATATTGCGCAGCTTATTTGTGTATTGGATTGCGTCCATGCCTTAGCTATGATGCGGAGAGTATTTACATTTCGTATCAGCGTTCTCCAGGATCTCAGAGAATCAAAACCCCCTGATGCCGGGCCGCTGCGTATAAGATCAACACGCACTCAACTTTTTCAACTAAAATAAAATAAATATTATAATATCAAATTACCTAAACTATTATCAACTGCGTATATTATCCCACCTCCAAACATGACGGCACCAAAGACTTGACTACCCTCCCCTATTTAATTTACAATAAATCCTAGGAGTAAAGCATGGCACTAAATAAACAACAGAGACTTTTTGCGGATGCGTTTTGTGGTGATACAGTCGAAGCAATGCAGATCGCCGGATATCAAGGCGACCCAAACTATCTTAAGTCAAAAGGCAATACACTTCTTAAAAATCCTGACGTGATGGAAATCATTAAGACTAGGGCAAAGTTCGCAGTAAGAACTCAGAATGCTGTAGCGACTCGTGATGAGCGAATGGAGTTTTGGACGAGCATCATGAAGAATAAAGATGAGCATGCAAATGAGGAGAAAGACTCAAGTGGCATTCCTATTCCAAAAGAAAATGTAAACATACCCATGAATATGAGATTAAAAGCTTCAGAACTTTTAGCGAAAGCTGAGGGTGACTTTATTGAACGTGTGGACTTTACAGGGAAGGTAACGATCTCCGATGTTATTCAACAGTCATATAAGATTGAAGATAAAACCATCGAAGCCATCGAAGCTGAGTATATGGTTCTCAGGGAAGAGAAACGCCGAAAGAAAGCAGAGGCAGAAGAAATAGAATATAATGAAACCGAGGAAGAAGAATCTTCAGGAATACCAGAGGGGTTAATATGAATATCGGAACAGCAGTATCACATTTAAAGCATGGAGATAAAGTCACTCGTAAAGGATGGAACGGAAAGGATATGCACCTCGAACTTCAGATGCCTGATAAAAAATCTAAAATGACTCTTCCATATATTTATATTAAGACAGCTTGTGGAAATTTAATTCCTTGGTTAGCTTCTCAGTCAGACGTTCTTGCAAACGATTGGCAGCTTAAAAAATAAATGGAAGCTCCTAACGTAAATAGATATTTAAACAAACCTATAGATCTTCAGCCAAGTCATATAGCTAAGCTGTGGCGTATGCGTCCAGTAATATTTTGTGAAGATGCATTCGACGTTAAGTTAGATCCTTGGCAAGAGGAAGCATTCGAATTATATATGGCCAATCAAAGATTTGGAATGATCGCATCTAAAGGGCCTGGAAAAACTTTTACGTTAGCTATGCTCGGATGGCATTTCTTTATGACTAACTATCGTCCAAAGATGGCAGCTCTCTCAGTAACTAAAGATCACCTTAAGTCAAACTTATGGGCAGAGCTTTTAATGTGGCGTGAGAAATCTGATCTATGTAAATTATCTACGAACGATGGTGCCGAAAGAATTACTCTTAAGGGACATGAAGGATATTCATTTATTGATGCAAGATCATTTCCTAAATCAGCAGATGCAAATCAACAGGCATCAGCACTCGCAGGACTCCATGCAGATAACGTAGCATTCCTAATTGATGAAGCAGGGACAATACCAGATGCAATCTTAGCAACTGCCGATGCTGCCCTGGCCGGCGGTACTGATGGAAATAAAAACTCAAAACTAATAGTTACAGCAAACCCCGAAGTTCCTTCTGGTTTATTATATCGTGCCTCAGTAGGTAAGACAGTTCAGAAGTGGGCAATACAAAGAGTCTCAGGAGATCCTGATGATCCTAAGAGAGCTCCTAAAGTTGATATCAATTGGGCAAGAGAACAGATAGAACAATTTGGGAAAGATGATCCTTGGGTCATGGTAAACGTATTTGGTAAGTATCCTGCTCAAGGTGCTAACATGCTTCTATCAGATTCGGAAGTATCTGAAGCCATGAATCGTACAATTGAAAAAGATGAGATTAATAATGCTCAGATGCGTATGGGTCTAGACGTTGCCAGAGGTGGTGTTGATAGGACTGCATTTGCCCGTAGAAAAGGTTTACAAGCTTTCCCTATAGAAGAGGAGCCTTCGAACATATTAGGCCCTGAGCTTGCCGGTTTAGCTATGCATAAGCAAGATAAATATAAGATTGAAAGATTATTTGTGGACGACACTGGAGGATATGGATCATCAGTCGTGGACTCCCTAGACATGTCGGCGCCGATGATGGACGTAACACCAATCAAGTATAATGCCAAAGCACAAGATAAGCGGTACTTTAATAAGCGTACTGAGATGTGGGTAAGGATGAGAGATTGGGTGCGAAAGGGTGGATGCCTCCCTAAAGATCCTACACTAGCAAAAGAACTAACATGCCCTAAAGTCTTCTTTCATGGTGGTGTATTCCGTCTTGAGGAGAAAGAGCAAATAAAACAACGACTTGGCTTCTCCCCCGATAAGGCAGATGCACTAGCTCAAACCTTTGCTGATGTTGAGCAGGAGAGTTTCTACGCTGACTATGCGAGTCAAACAGGCTCCTCGCTAGAAAAGCAGAGGATTGACCAAAGAAGACGAAATAATCATAATAGTGGCGGAAATCATATATCAGACCCAGATCAGCTTGACTCTAATTACAACCCGTATTATCCTAGACATAGTTCATAGGAGAAGGTTATGGCACAAAATGACGGAAGGGCAGACGAGCAAGATGCATTTGTACAAGGTGCATTCTCTGGTGCTATGGCCGGAGCAGCTACAGGAAATCCTTATGCTGTAGTCGGTGGAGCAATCATCGGTGGTGCTATTGGAATCTTTGGGGCTTCTAAACAAAATGATGCTGCTAGAAAAGCAGAGCGAGAAAGAGCAGAAGCTCTGAGAAAAGCTAATATATTTAAAGACGTTGCTAAGAAACAGGTAGCATCTCTAAGATCTACAGGAAGAAACCTCGAAGCATCTAAAGGTATTAAACCACAATCAATACCTACAGGATCAACTCCGACGTCAGCTATTGGTGGAGGCATTGGATCTTCAGCACCAAGCTCAACAACATCAGCAGGAACATTTTAATATAAGGATATATCATGGCAAAGAAAGCTAAAGTAAAATTAATGAAAGGTGTTGATAAGAAGCTTAGAAAAGTTTCTAAAGTTAAACTAGCATCTCCTAAGAAGAAAGCTAAATCTATGGTTAAGTTTAAAAAAGCTAAAGGCAGAGAAAGCAAACTCTTTAATGAAGGTGATCTTTCAGGTTCAGCGAGTCTTGGTAAAGTTAATCTTATGGATTCAGCACCGATGGGCGAGCAACTTGATACACGTCAAGAAGCAGTTCAAAAGATCTCTGAAGGTGTTTCTATCTTTGATGAGAGCATTGGAAACTTTGATCCTAAAACTGGTCAGGGTGGATTTGGCATGGCCAAGAAAGGTGAGCCAGGTACCGCTGCTGTAGAACGTATCAAAAAAGAAGAAGCCAAAAAGAAAAAATCGAAAGTTAAGAAGAGGAAATAAGTCATGGCACGTCTATCAAGATCTGAAGTCGAAGGGATAAGACAAGCCCTCAAGACTGAAATGCACAGACATTTACCCAAGTGGCGAACACTTGCAAAGTTCATTGCTCCTCATAGATTGAAAGAGAATGATCAAAAAGTTGATGGTAGACGTAAAGACGAAAACATAATTAATAACCAAGCAGGACGAAGCTTAAGAACTTTTGTATCTGGTATGATGAATGGTGCAACTCCGAGATCAAGACCTTGGTTCAATTTAATATCTGCAAGTCCTAAAAGTACTAAGTCAAATGACGAAGCAAGATACTATGCTGAAACTGAAAAAGTTTTAGATAGACATTTTCAAATCTCCAATCTGTATCGTGTACTCCCCATGACGTATAAAGACGTAGGTGTATTTTCAAATTCTGCCTTCGCCATGCTACCTCATGCACGATACGGATTTTATTTTTATCCATTCGCAATTGGAACGTATGCATTTGCTTCTGATAGAGAAGGTAAAACAGATATGTTCTGTAGAGACTTTACTCTTAATGTTCGTCAAGTTGTAGAGACTTATGGACAACTAGATCAGAATGGAAAGATCATTTGGAATAACCTTCCAATTATGATTGAAGAAAGATACAAGGCAGCTAGATACCTGGAAGAAATTATTCTTACTCAAGTTATAGTTCCTAATAGTTTATATAATCCAATGAAAGCTAAGCAGAGTTTAGATCCTTCAGATAAAAGATTCCAAAGCTATACATATATCTTAGGATCAAATGCAAGCGGTACAACTCAGCAGAACCCTACAGGTTTTAGAGAAGCACAAATGACGGACGTTGATGAGAAGAGATCTACTCACGAATTTTTAAAAGTTGGTGGATATGACTACTTTCCTGTTATAACTCCGAGGTGGGAAGTTGAACCTGAAGGCTATTATGGAATTGATGGGCCAGGTGAAATTGCACTAGCTGATATTCAAACATTACAAGAGCAAGAGAAATATAGAATGGAAGGTATTGCTAAATTAGTAAGACCGCCAATGGTAGGACATTCATCTCTAAGAAGACATGCTTCATCAATCCTCGCAGGAGGAATTACATACGTTGATGATCGTGGTATGCAACATGGATTTAAACCAGCATTTACTCTTAATCCTCAACTATCAGAATTAGTAGGATCTAAAGAAGAAATACAATCATATATTAAGACAGCATTCTACGAAGATCTATTTCTTCAACTGTCTAGCCAAAGAACTATTAGTCATGTTACTGCAGCTCAAATTAATCAACAAACTGCAGAGACTATGGCAGCAATGGCACCGGTACTTGGACAATGGGATCACGATCTTTCAAGTCCTCTTATTGAGAATGCACTATTTATTTTAGGAGAGTCAGGAAAGCTACCTAAGAAACCAGAGTCACTTCAAAATGATAGACTTGTGCCAGAGTATATTTCTGTATTGGCCCAAGCATCTAAGGCATCACTGACAGCATCTCAAGAGAAGTATGTTCAGTTCGTTGCCGGTACAGCAGAGATGCTTCAGGATCCTACACTTCTTAAGATGGCCGATGGTGAAAGTTTAATTAGAGCTTACGCTGAGAATGAAGGCATATCACCAAAACTAGTATTAGATGAAGTACAGTTTAAGGATGCCAGAGAAGCAGCACTCGAAGCTCAAGCACAACAAGCACAGCAAGAAGCTGCAGCTCAACAAGCAGCAACAGCTAAAACAATGGCAGATACGCCGATAGGGAATGGATCAGCATTAGATCAATTGATTGGGTAAACTATGAATGAACATGATGGGAGCAAAGATAATCTAAGGTGGGTATCATCCACCGAACAAGGTCGAGCATTTATGTGGGAAGTATTATCCTACTGTGGAGTTTACCAAGATATTGCCGGTGAATCCAATGATGTATCAAAGCAGTTAGGAAAGAGACAAGTTGGTCTTCATATTCTTGGCTTGCTTGCTGATGTTGATGATGAAATAATATTTAAAATGATGCGAGAAGCAGCTAATAGGAAACGTGAACAGGAGATAAAAGATGTCAACAGAGAACGAAACAGTAACGGAAACGACGACAGTAGAGCCAACGAACTCATCTACGGAATCCACGACAGCGGAACCGACGGAGAACTCGGAGGGTACGAAGCCGGAGGAGCAATCTTCTAATGAGCCGCAGACTGCCTTATCAGAAGCCGCCACCGCCGAGGGAGAACCTGAGCCAAAAGCCGAAGAGCCAAAAGCCGAAGAGCCCGAAGCAACCTCAGAAGAACCGGAGGCAGAAACGTCTACCGAAGACGACGGATACGAATTAGAACTTTCTGATGATTCAATATTATCCCAAGAGGATCTTGATGCAATTGCTACTGAAGCGGCTGAGAAAGGATATACAAAAGAGCAAGCAGAAGCTGTAATTAAACAGCAAGAGAATTTAATATCAAAAGGTATTGAAGCTCAGAACAAATATTTATCAAATATATTAGATGAGAGAAAAGCAGAGTTCGATAAGGATCCTGACTTTGGTGGAGAAAAAAGAGCTGAAAGCTTTGCTTCTATAAAAAGAGTTACAGATGCATTTGGAAGTCCTGAACTTACGAAAGCTCTTAATGATCCGTTCATTGGAAACAACCTCGCAGTAGCTAAGTTCTTGAAAAAACTAGGGGATGCTATGGGCCAGGACAAGATCGAAGGTACAGGGACAGCACCAAAAGGGAAGCCGGTAAGTAGTGAAGAAGTTAAGTATAAAACATTATATCCAAACTTTTTTAAATAAATATTAAAATAATTGTTGACTCGTATTTGTTCTCAGGTGAGAATGGATATTAACAAAGCTAAAGAAACCTACACAAGGAAATATAACTATGGCAACTTTAAATGCAAATTACCCTACTCTTCTTGACCTTTCAATGCAACCGGAAGCAAAAGACGTAATGGATATTATAAATCTATTAGTTCAATTTAACCCAATGTTAGAAGATGCACCTTCTTACCCATGTAATGATGGACTAAGACATAAGACAACTGTTAAGACAGGTCTTCCTTCAGTAACTTGGGGTAGATTATATAAGGGTATCCCTGCAACTAAAGGGTCAAGACAAATTGTTGAAGACGTAACTGGATTCGTAGAATCTGCATCAGTAGTTGATGTTCGTTTAGTAGACATTGTTGAAAAAGCAGAAGATAAAGCTTCTATCAGAATGACTGAAGCAGAAGATCATATTGAAGCTATGTCTCAAGAAGTTGCTTCTACACTATTTTATGGTGATAGTTCAATTGAGCCAGAAAAGCCTACAGGTTTTGCTCCACGTTTTAACAGTAAAACGAATGCAGAAAACGCTAGTCAAGTAATTGATGGTGGTGGTTCTGGTCTTGATAACACTTCGATCTGGATGATTACTTGGGATAAGAAAGCTTCTCATTTAATTTACCCAAAAAATTACCAATTAGGTCTTAAAAGATATGATGAGCCAAACAGTGTTCTAGTTGCTGATAGTGATGGGAATGAGTATAGAGCTTATAGAGAAGAATTTACTTGGCACTTTGGTCTTACTGTTCGTAACTGGCAGTATGTTTCTAGGGTTTGTAACATTGATGTATCTGACTTAGTTGTTGATGCAGCAACTGGTGCTGACCTAGTAGAGCTTATGACAGAAATGTACTATGCTCATAAAGGTCGTAGAATGAGCTTTGGTAAAACATTCATCTATATGAATACTACTCTTGTTAAGTTCTTAGACTACCAAGCAAGAAATGCTTCAGGTAAAAACTTGTTCTTAACTTTCCAAGATACAGGGCCTAATGCAAAAGAAGTTCTTCACTTTAGAGGAGTAGCAATCAGAGAGTCTGATGCAATCCTTAACTCTGAAGATTTAGTACCGGCATAATATTAAGAGGGTGTAAAAGCCCTCCAATTTTTATAAGAGTAAACAGTAAATAATTAATTAACTAACCAAGAGGTAAATATGATTTTAGATAATCAAGTTCTTTTTTCAGATGCTCAAGCAATTACTGCAGCTTCTCTAGCAGCTTCAACAAACGTAATTGATCTAGGTGCTCCTGGAAGCGCAGCTTATAACAACGTGTCACTTAGACGAAGAATGGATAAAGGTCATACTCCTCTACTTATTCAAGTTGTTGAAGACTTCGCCGGTGCAGCTACTTTAATCAATGTTAAAGTTCAAGAGTCTGTAGATGCAGCTTTTAGTTCTCCGGTAACTTTAGTTGAGCATGATATTTTAGCAGCTGAT